TGCGCATGCAAGCTGACCTCCCCCCGGCATTGGAGGGGCAATCACCGAGCCGGATGGCGAAGATCATCGGCGAGTCATCGGAGAAATTGCTCACAGAACTGAGCGAAACAGAATCGGAATTGTGGCTTGTTGATTGACACCGCGCATGCGGTAGATGAATAAAACAGAGATCCTATTCTCAGCATTCCGATCCGCGTGCCGTCCACCGGCAAAAACAACACCGAGCGAATGGGCGACCGGAAGGGTGGCACTCTACGAAGGACTTTCGCCAAACTATGAAGCCGATTCGGCACCATGGCTGAAAGAACCGCTTGACGCCTTCGCCGACATTGACGCCAAAGAAGTGTGCTTGCTTGCTCCAGTAGGCACTGGCAAGACCACAATGATCGAGGCCGCGCTGGCGTTTGTCATAAGCGAGGATCCGGGTGGGACTTTGATCGTGGGGCAGACCGACGCTGACATCAAAGACTGGGCAGAGACGCGGATGCAATACACGCTGCGTAACACGAAGGAAACAGCGAGCTTGCTGCCAACTGGAAAGCACCGACACAAGCTACGCAAGGACGCAATTATTTTTCCGCACATGAGCATGTTCTTGACAGGCGCAAACATCTCAGGGCTGCAAGCAAAATCGATGCGGCGCGTTCTTTGTGATGAAGTGTGGACATGGGACAAGGGCATGATCCGTGAGGCACAAGGTCGACTTCATGACCGATGGAACCGGCAGTTTTACTTGCTAAGTCAAGGTGGCTACGTTGGCGACGATTGGCACAAGAAATGGGCGGCAACTTCACAGCATGAGTTCAGCTACGAATGCCCGGCATGCAACACTTGGCAGGGTTGGAAATGGGAGAACGTCGTTTACGATGATACGATCACCGACCGGATTGCAATGGCGCAATCGGCGCGGATTAAATGTGCAAATGCCGATTGTGAATATCACATCGATGACAAGCCTCAGATTCGACGCCAACTTGCGACCGCTGGAAAATACATTCAGCAGACCGATGGCATGCCGGATTCAAAAGGCTATCATTACAGCGCGCTGGCAAACTGGCGACTTCCACTCTGGCGACTAGTGATCGAGCGTTGCGAGGCAATGGACGAAGTCAACCGGGGCAATCTTGATTTGTTGCGGCAGTTTATTCAAAAACGCTTGGCCGATTTCTGGAGCGATGAACAGGAGGACAACCGCGCGATCCTGACCGGCAGCGGATACAGCCTGACAGAATTCGATGACGGCGAGAAATGGGAGGACGAAGCGCATCGATTCATGACGATTGACCGCCAGCAAGATCACTTCTGGGCGGTCATTCGGGCGTGGTCAAACGACGGAAGCAGCCGGATGTTGTGGTTTGGAAAGATCGACACATGGGAGCGCGTAAAGGTTATTCAGGAAAAATACAAAGTCGAAAACCGGAAAACGCAAATTGACTGCGGCTACCAAAAGGATGAGGTTTACAAACGATGCGCGCAATACGGCTGGCTTGCATTGCGAGGCGACCAGCGCGACAACTATCCTCATCCGTCAAAATCGGGCAAGCCGATTTACAAATCGTATTCTCGCTATCAAAACGTAACAGCATCGGACGGAAAAAAGACGATGGTTTGTTTTTGGTCGAACCTGGCTCACAAAGACATTCTGTTTCAGCTCAGAAACCAAAAAGGAGTCAGCTGGGAAATTCCAGAAGATGCAGGTCGTGAATACTTGCGGCAAATTGATGCAGAAGTCAGACGCGGCGAGGGAAAGACGGCAGTGTGGAAAAAAAAGCACAACGACAACCACGCCACCGATTGCGAAGCCATGCAAACTGTCCTGGCTTCAATGCTTGGCATAATCGGCACGCAGCAAGATACGGAAGAATGATATTTGACACGGGACATCTTGCATGGATGTATCGCCTAAAACGCTGATTCAGGCGTATTATGACGCAGCGCAAGACGATCCAACAATCTTGGGCGCGCTTGTCGATGCAAGGACCGAGGCCTTAACTGGCATGCTTTCAAAAGGAGGCGGCAACACCCTGACCAATTCACAAAAAAACGGAATCAGCTATTCCGTCCTTGTTTCAATGCCGGAAACAACACGCATCACGATCCTAAACACGGCGATCAACTGGATCCGACTTGGAGTCAGACCTGCGTCAAAAACAATAGGAACCATGCAAAACTATGATTGTTGATCAATTCGGGAATAGTTACAAACAAGCGCAAGGAGCGATCACGCAAACTACATCGAGGCCGTGGCAGCCTACGCCAATGCGCGACATCAGTGAACTTGTGCCAGCGCGCGATAGAAAAACGCTTGTTTCATTTTCTCGCAGGCTATACTTGAACGAAGGCATTTTGCTTGGAGCAATTCAGCAAAAAGCCATGTATTCTGTTGGCCGCTCATGGCAGGCGCAATCAAAATCAACTGATCGAGAATTTGCCAGACAAGCTGAAAACCTAATCAATGATGAGTGGTATAAAATCTGCGACGTCCGAGGCGGTCAAAACACGTTTCAAACAAACCTTTACACAACTTCTTGCGCGGTGGATAGAGACGGCGAAGCATTTATTTTGCTTACCAAAACCGATAACGATTATCCTAAGATTCAGCAAATACCAAGCCATCGAATTGCCAATCCAAACGGCATGCCTGATGGAAAGATTACAAGCGGAACGCACAAAGGAAAAAACCTAATTGACGGAATCATTTACTCGAACGGCGCGCCCCTGGCTTATTGTTTCAATGATCAAAGAGGCGAGTTGTTGCAATACTTGGATTCACAAAATGTAATTCACATTTTCGATCCATCATGGCAAGAGCAAGGCCGAGGATTGCCAGCATTTACGCACGCGCTGAACGACCTGCGCGACTCCTTGCAATCGCACGAATGGGAAAGGTATGCGCAGCTCATGCTTTCATCCATCGCGATGATTGAGACAAACGAAACTGGATTACCAGACATCGATGACAATCAAAACGTGATCAATGGCGACGCGACGACCCCAGAGCGCGGCATTATAACCGAAACGTATCAAGGCGGTCAGGTTAAGTATTTCGCAGCAAAAAGCGGCGGCAAACTAGAAACAATTAAAAACGATCGGCCTGGCGATATGTGGGAATCGTTTCAAAATCGGATTTACCGCAAAGCTCTGGCCGGAATCAACTGGCCATATTCGATGGTATGGCACGCAACCGGGCAAGGAACCGCGGAGCGCGCGGATCTCGGAAGGGCGCAACGTGCGGTCGAGGATCGGCAAGACTTGCTGGAATACGCCGCAAACCGGATCATCAATTACGTCGCGGCAAAATTTGTCAATCTTGGCCGACTGCCAATTGCTGAAAACTGGTATAAATGGAAATTTACATATCCTAAAAAAATCACAATCGACGATGGCCGAGTCTCGAAAGAATTGATCGAAATGTGGAAAAGCGGATTCTTGAATCCTCAGGATGTGCTTGGCTATCTTGGAAAATCTACTGATGAGCACCTAAACGAGCGCATAGCTTATTTGGTTGAACAAAAAACAAAGCAAAAAGCAATCAACGAATCAAACCTCGGAATTAGAATTGAAGATCGAGAAATGGCAATGTTGACACCAAACGAAACACAACAACCAGCAGCACAATAACATGGCGAACGAAGTAACATTTTCATGCAGTTTAAAAGCCGTAAAAAACGGCGCAATCATCAATCAATCGTCGAACATGGTCGCGGACATGACCGGAAACGACATGATGCAAAACACGCAGAACATCGGCACGACCGCGGAGCTGGTGACATTTGGCGACATCACAGGAGCGCCGCAGCAGGTCATGATCAAAAACCTTGATTCGACTAATTTTATCGAGCTTGGCGGTGACTCTGGATTGACCGTCTTCAAAATCAAATTGCTCCCAGGGCTTTCCTGCTTATTCACGCCATCATCGGCGACTCTTTACGCAAAAGCAAACACCGCATCCGTCTTGGTTATGGTCGCAGCCGTTGAAGTATAATGAAACCAACGGCAGAAATGGCAGATGAAGCGCGGCGCGGCCTAGAATGGCGCGCTGAATACAATCGAGGCGGCACGGCTATCGGAGTCGCACGCGCGCGTGACATCAGCAACCGAGCGAATCTATCACCGGACACAATCCGGCGCATGGTCAGCTACTTTGCAAGGCATGAAGTTGACAAAGAGGCGCAAGGATTCCGACAAGGTGAAAAAGGCTATCCATCAGCAGGGCGAATCGCATGGGCATTATGGGGCGGCGATCCCGGCAAGGTATGGGCAAATCAACAATCAAAACAACTCGAAAACATGATCACAATCGAAAACAAAGCGGCAAAGGTGAAGCTAAACGACCACGTGGACAAATTCAGCGTGGACAAAGTGATTGAGGAAATCTCGAAAGTATATGGCATGAAAGCCGTAGAAAACCACTACGCATTTGGCGAGATTGTTGCTTGCGCTGAAAATGCAGTTGATACTCTCGAAATTGAAATCCACACAAGCGGCGGCAGCGTATTTGAGGGCGGCAGG